AAGAGGCTGACCTTACAGATACAATATTAGACAAAGGATAAGATTATGAATACAAACGAAAAAATAATAGAATTAAAGAATAATGGAAAAACATATTCTGAAATCGCTATATTTCTAGGAATAACAAAAGGTTCTGTTTCTGGAAGAATTGCTAGAATGAGGGCAAACGGAGTAACTCACGACAACGCAAGAAAACCTTGCGAACCTTCTAAATATGGAAAAAGATCTTCATCTGGAGTTTCTAAAAATATAACCGATCAACTTATAGCTTTAAAACCAAATCAATGTAGATATATAATAGGTGATATAGGAAAAGAAAGCTCTCACTTTTGCGGCAAGAAAACAAAAGATGGAAAGGCATATTGTGATCATCATGAAAAAATATGTCATATGAAAATTGACAAAGAAGAAAACTAAATATATAATGCCTTTGCGACATCGTTGGGCTGCTCTGGCGATGTTGCATTTATCAAAGATAAAGGGGGCTAGGCCGTGAAACATTTACGATTTATAAAAAGGGTTATATATGGAAAAGCATAACCCAACAGAAGAGCAAAGAAGAATTGTTGCTGAAATGACAGCGTTCGGCATCCCTCAAAAGTCTATCTGTAAAGTAGTAGGGATTTCAGATAAAACACTTTCAAAACATTATAGAGAAGAAATAGAAAATTCAGCCGCGCAAATGACGCATAAGGTTGCGGGGCAATTGTTTAAAAAGTGCATGGATGGTGATACGACATCTATTATATTTTGGCTGAAAACTCGCGCAGGTTGGAAAGAAACAGTCGTAAACGAAAATGTAGAAATTGAACCAACAACAATCAAAATCGAAAAAGACACTTAAACTCTTACCTCATCAATATGAATTGTTTAAGGATAGCACAACGCCAATTATCGGGCTTGTTAGTGGTTTTGGTGGTGGTAAAACATTTATTGCAACTCGTAAAGCTTGCGCCTTAGCACTTTCTAACCCTGGCAGTGATGGCATTATCACAGAGCCAACGCACCCCTTACTTGTTCAAATATTAATCCCTGAAATGATAGAAGCTTTGGAATATTTTAACATTCCCTTTAGATTAAACAAAGCGGACTATATATTTTATTGCTCTATAGGCGGAAAAGAAACAAGGATTATATGTAAGTCTTTGGAAAATTATGACAGGCTTATTGGTATAAATGCGGCGTGGGCGATATTAGACGAATTCGACACAACAAAAGCAGATATAGCCTATACAGCGTATCAAAAAATACTTGGACGTTTAAGGGCGGGAAATAGCCAGCAAATGGTTATTGTGTCAACTCCAGAAGGATTTAGGGCATTTCATAGAATATTTGTTACGGAAAATGCAAGTAATAAAAGATTAATACATGCCAAGACAACAGACAATAAGCATTTACCAGAAGAATATATAAGCTTATTATATGATACTTATCCCGAAAACCTTATAAAAGCTTATATTGATGGTGAATTTGTTAACTTAACGCAAGGATCTGTTTATCCGTCGTTTGACAGAAAGTTGAACGGATGCAATACAGTTCCCGATAAGGATGATCACATTCATATTGGGCTTGATTTCAACGTTGGCAATATGTCTGGCGTTGCTCATGTTCTTAGAGGTGATTGTCCTCATGCAGTTTCAGAATTTTCAGGATTGCTTGATACGCCTGCTATAATATCAGCTATAAAGCACAGATATAATAATAAAAAAATATATGTGTATCCTGATGCTTCGGGGGCAAGTAAAAAATCTGTAAATGCGTCTGAAAGCGATATAACACTATTACGGCAAGCAGGTTTTGTGGTTTTAGCAAACAAAAAGAACCCCTATGTTACTGATAGGGTCATGTCTATGAATGCAATGATATGTAAGGGCGAAAATAGAAGGTATTTTATAAATACTGATAATTGTCCAGAAACCGTGGAATGCTTGGAGCAACAAGCGTATGATAAATCTGGAGTGCCAGATAAAACATCGGGCAAGGACCATTTAAATGATGCGGTTGGGTATATGGTTTCTTATAGGTATCCAATAGCCAAGCGAACTGGTTTACAAACAAAGGTAACTGGTATATAATTTTAAAAAAAGTAGGGCTAGGCTCTTAGGTTATTTCATCAAGTGAAAGTGAAATTATGAGCGTAGATAGCACAAATCCTCAATATAAATACTACAAAGATAGCTGGAAAGGTTTACGTGACTGCTCCGAAGGTCAAAAAGCAATACATGCAAGCAAGACAAAATACTTGCCAAAGTTAGGCGGCCAAAATGATGAAGAGTATTTATCATATTTAAAAAGATCACTGTTTTATAACGCAACATCAAGAACCATCGACGGACTATCAGGTTTAATATTTAGAAAAAGTCCACAACTAGACATCCCTAAATCTATTGAACCATATAAAGAAAACATAAGCTTGAACGGCTTGTCCTTACATGGTTTTTGTGAGGAAATAGTAGAGGACGTTTTAACAGTTGGTAGGGCTGGTATTCTTATTGATTATCCAAATACTATAAATGAAAATATAAGTGTGGCGGAAGCGGAAGCAGTAAATATAAGGCCGTTTTTTAGTCATTATAAAGCTGAAAATATTATAAACTGGAAAACAAAGAAGATAAATAATTTAGACATTCTTTGTGAAGTTCGTTTAATGGAAACGGTTCAAGAAAGAAAAGATGAATTCGACTATGAGGATATACAGCAAATAAGAGTTTTGGACCTAGATGATAATTTATTTTATAGGCAAAGATTTTATAGAAAAAACAAGCAAACTAACGAATGGCAACAATACGAAGAGACAATTTATCCTTTGATGAATGGCTCTTTAATTAATTTTATACCATTCGTGTTTTGTGGTGTAAAAAATAACAGTCCTGATATTGAGAAGCCCCCTCTATTAGACTTATCTAATGTTAACCTATCACATTATCAAACATCCGCTGATATTGAACATGGCGCTCACTATACGGCATTGCCGACAGTGGTTGTATCTGGTGTAAGTGATGAAGATGCGGAGTATAAGATTGGATCTGCGTCTGCATGGGTTTTCTCAAATCCAGATACAAAAGCTGAGTTTTTAGAATTTAAGGGGCAGGGGCTCGGAGCGCTAGAAAAAAGATCTGAGAAAAAAGAAGCTTATATGGCAAGCCTTGGTGCTAGAATGCTATCTCCAGAGAAAAAAGCGGCGGAAGCGGCGGAGACGGCACAAATACATAGAAGCGGAGAGAATAGCGTTCTTTCTAGTATTTCTAAAAGCGTTTCTATGTCTATTCAGAAGGCGTTAGAAATAATGGTTATGTGGGTTGGCTCAGAGGATGAGGTTTTGTTTGCTCTAAACACTGACTTTGTTGCTTCACAAATGAACCCGCAACAATTGCAGGCATTAGTGCAATCCTGGCAATCTGGCGCTATTGCTTTTGATGATCTTGTCGAAAACCTTAAAAAGGGGGAAATAATTAGAGAAGACAGGTCAAGCGAGGATATTATGCAAGACGTATCCGACGAAAACCCATTTACGGATGAAGATTTAAATGTCTAAAGATCCTCGTTTATCAGACGATAATAAAAGCGTTAACGATGAAATTCAGGATAGAATTATCAGGCATCAAGTATATATGCAGGGATACGAAACAAGAGTTTCTAATAATGTAAATAAATTCTTGGACGAAAAAGTTTTTCCTGATTTGTTGCGTCAAATTGAAAAAAGACTTAACACCATAACAGCAACTGAAAAGCCTTTTTCAAAGCTAACAACAAGAAGACTTTTGGCTATGAAGAAGTTTCTTGAGGGCGCTACTAAAAAAATGTCTGTAGAAATTATGGACAATTTAATAGAAGAGCTGGATTTATTAGCTTCTCAAGAAATAGGTTGGACGGTTGGAATGATCAATCAAGAAACGCCTGTAAAGCTCAACCTTATAACGCCATCCACGCAATCAGTTGTTTCTAGTATTTATTCCAAGCCTTTTGCAGGCGAGACGATGGCGCAATGGTTCGGAACTTTTGCCGCGGCTACAGAAACGCGTTTAACTAGGGCTATACAAGCGGGTGTGATTGAGGGCCAAACAACGCAACAAATAACACAAAGGATTGTAGGGACAAGGGCCAATAAGTTCAAGGATGGCGTTTTAAACACAACAAGAAATCAGGCTACAGCCTTGGCCAGGACTGCGGTTTCACATGTTGCAAATCAGTCTAGGAACGATGTATTTTTAAGTAATTCAGATATCATAAAGGGCGTTCAATGGGTTTCAACATTGGACACTAGGACAAGCGTCATATGTCAAAACCTAGACGGTGATATATTGCCAATAGACAAAGGTATAAGGCCACCAGCACATGTGAATTGTAGAAGCACAATAACTCCAGTTTTGAAATCTTCTCGCTCTATAGGTTTGGGTACTAGGTCCAGTATGAATGGTCAAGTTCCATCATCAACAACATATGGAGAATGGTTAAAGGGGCAACCTTTAAGTGTTCAAGAGGACGTGCTTGGCAAGACAAAGGCAAAGTTATTTAGAAGCGGCGGATTAACAATAGATAAATTTAGCAACAAAAATTTACAGCCATTAACATTGGAACAATTATTGAAAAAAGAGCCTATAGCCTTTGAAAAGGCGAATGTTTAAGGGTATTTGACAGTTGAATTGTAGCCCTATAAAATCTTAAATTGCAAAGCAACTTTCCAAAGGAAAATAAAAAATGACCGACAACGCACAATTAAAGAAAATACTTGAAAGCGAAGAAGCTAAAGAATTAATTGGATCAATGATAGAGGCCGAAGTTTCTGGACTTAAAAACAAAAGGGACGAATTACTTGGATCTCTAAAAAAAGAAAAAGAAACAAAGCAGGAATTAGAACAAAAACTATCAAAGATAGATGACGCAAGGGCGGCGGCGGAAGAAGAGGCATTAAACAAAACTGGAGATATAGAAAAGATCACAGAATTGTTAAAGGATAAGCATAGAAAAGAATTGCAGGCGAAGGATGAAGCTTTATCAATCGCAAACACACAGTTAAATAAGCATGTGATCGGCCAAGGGTTAACACAGGCTTTAATTAAAGCAAATGTTAAACCAGAATTGATGGACGCGGCAAAGGCTTTAATACAAACAAGTTATAAGGGTGAAGTATCGGATAATGATGGGACACCCTTTGCAAAGTTCGACGGTCAGGCCGTGAACGATTTTATTTCTGGATGGTCTAGCTCTGAGACAGGAAAACATTTTGTTTCTGCTAGTGTAAATTCAGGATCAGGCGCTAATGGCGCAAACGGCAAAGCTCAAGGCGACGCTGACAAGGTAATGAGCCGTTCAGACTTTGAAAATCTTTCACCAGCAGAAAAACGTGATTTTTCCATTGAGGGCGGTTCTTTAGAAGATTAATTTAACTTATAAAGGACTAAAAAATGACTAATACTTTAACTAATTTAATTCCAGACCTGTACAGCTCTCTTGATGTTGTATCACGTGAACTAACGGGTTTTATTCCAGCGGTTACGCTTGATGCTCAAGCATCTCGCGCGGCAGTAGGACAACAAGTTCGATCTTTTGTTGCACCAGCTTCAACAGCTTCGGACATTACGCCTAATAACGTAGTGCCTGATGATGGTGATCAAGTGATTGGCAACAAATCAGTTGTTATTCAGAAATCACGCGGGGTTCGTGTTCGTTATAACGGTGAAGAAGAGCTTGGACTAGCTAACGGTG